ATATCGGTAAGGGTAATAATGAATTAGTAGAAGAGGGTAAAGAATATAAAGGGATTGAAGCAGATACAGCAGAGTTCAATGATTTATTCATGAGAAATGAAATGGGTCTTGACATTGACTATATTGCACCGGCTTGTATTAATGTTTCTCGTAAAAACTACATAATTAAACTTTTAAAGAAAGGTAAAGAGAAGATTAAATTAACAGGTAACACAATTAAATCAAAAAAATTACAACAATATATTGTAGAATTTTTAGATGAAGGATTAAAACATTTATTAAATGGTGATGGTGTTACATTTATTGATTTATATTATGACTATGTAAATAAAATATTCAATAAAGAAATTCCTTTAAGTAAGATTGCAAACAAATCTCGTATTAAACAAAGTGTAGATGAATATAAAAAATACATAAAAAAGACAACTAAAGCAGGATCATTAATGTCAAGACAGGCACATATGGAACTTGTAATGTTAAATGATTATCCGGCAGGTCTTGGTGAAACAATTTATTATGTTAATAATGGTTTAAAGAAATCATCAGGTGATGTTCAGAAAATTTCTAAACCAACAAAAAAACAACAAGAAGAATATTTTCAAAAACATGGTAAACAAATACCATCAGATTATATTGAAATAAATTGTTACATGATTCCTGAAAAGGAAATACAAAACAATCCTAACATGACAGGTGATTATAATGTACCAAGATATCTTTCAACTTTTAATAAAAGAATTGAGCCGTTACTTTGTGTATTTAAACCTGAGATTAGAGAGGATATATTAATTGAAGATCCAAAAGATAGACAATATTTTACAAAATCACAGTGTGAATTAGTTAGTGGATTTCCTTTAAAAGAAGATGGTCAAGACAAATTTGATGAAGTAATGACACTATCAGATAGTGAGGTTCTGTTTTGGAATAGAGTGAATAGAGATCCTTATTTCATGTATGTTGAAGACAGTTTATCTCTTGTTGATCAATATTGGGTGGATCACAATAGAAAAGTAGTTAGTCTACAAGCGAATAGTATTAAAAGTAATGAGGATGAGATTATAGAAACCAACTCACACGACTATGCATATCATGCGGTAGAATCTTAAATCACATTATATGGTGATGGCATCGCTCTAAATTTCAAAGCTTTGTTTAGATTTTCGGCTTCTGCTCCTTTTCTTTCTAATATTTTTTCAGGACGAAGTCTTTCTAATCTTTGCATTAATTCTTCTACCAATTTAGATCTTTCATCTTTTGCCTCACTTAATAGTGTTGAGTAGTCTAATTTAACAGTACTATCTGGAACTTGTAAATCACCCGAGAATTTACCCCAAATTCTTGCTAAACCCTCTTTAGAATATGCTATCAAATATTTTCTAACCCAATTCTGTGCGGGTTTATTTAATGAATCCCAAGTTAACTGTTCAGTTTCAACATCGGAAGGTAATTTAACAACATCTTTGTTTTGATCTAAACAAGTATCTCTATCCATGGTATCATAATACCAATACCAAACCTTTTGTCTATTATTTTGAATTGAACCAAAATCAAATCTTCCTCCTGGAACATTCATCAAATGAACAATTTTTGTTCCGTTTGGTCCCGCGGTAATTCTATAAGTTAAATCCCCACCAATTATTCTGTTTTTAATGTTTCTGTCTTGCATTCTCAATAACAGATCAAAAGCGGGTAATAGAAAATAGGAACCTGCAGATCCTGTCTGAGCAAAACCACCCACACCACCAAATCCAACACCTCCTAATCCACCAAATCCGCCTAAAAACGGATCCACTATTGAATCTGTTAACTCTGCTCTTGTGAACCATAATAATTCGTTAATTTCCCTACCGGCAGGTATTGTATATGTTTGTTTTCCTCTTTCTAATGATATGTAATCCTTTTTTAATTCCCATGGTCCACCAGCTTGTAGTCCCACGATTTTAGAATATGAATAAGTGTATTGTGTTTCATAATCTAAACTTCTTGTGGTAAACGCCCTTGTAAGTGATTGAGTATCAATATCAAGTCCCGCCAAAGCTGACCATTGAGACTCGATTAACCAATCGCTAACATATTGTTCATATTCAGATAAAGACAGTTCCAAAAAGGTGTCCATCTGTTCCTCTGTTAATTCAATACCTCTTACCGGCATCCCTAAAAGATGAAATACTTGGGTAAAAAGTTTATCTTTTTGTTCTGGTGTTATTATTGTTGCTGACATAATATTTTGATATATTCTAATAAATAGTTTATATTTGGGATATGGATGTAAGAGAAAGATTAAAAAGTTTAGAAATAGATCCACTCGTAAAACTTTCATTAAGTGAGGATCTGGCCAAGTCTTGGCAAAGAAGAAATAAAATAAAACTCTATATTTCAAATGAAATAAATGAAATATTAAAAGAAATATATGAACCAATCGGTATGTGGTTACAAAATCCTGATACAATCCATAGACAGGATTTTGGAGTAATTAAAGACAACCAATGGTCACCTTTAAATCAAGCCGACACCAATTATTCAGGACATTGTATAATTTTTAATAGGTGTAATAAATTTTTAGTCTCTCTATATCGGAAAAAAAACATCGAAACGATAAAAATTGACGATGAAGTTTTTTCATATAAAAATCAAATAGTTTTCAATGACTATGATTTAGATGAGGAGGTATTAGAAAAATTAAAAAAAATATTCAAATTAATTCGTTACAAAAAGAATGAAATATTTCTATACGGTTCAGAAATGTGTGATAACTTGATTAGTTTATATAACAGAACTATGGATATGGGTAATGAGGCACAATCATATTATGAACAAAGAATATATGATTTTTTTGATGATTTAGTTGGTTATACGTCAAGTAAGGGAAGAGGTGATTATGAAGATAGAAAACAAGGAGTAGACATTTGGAAAAATCATAAAGGGTATAAAACAACTGACCAAGTAAAAAAAGTATGTAATATAATAGTTAAAGACGATTATTATTTTTTAGATGTTGCCATGAGTGAAAGATCAAAATGTGACTTTTATGTTTTTGTTTGTGTGGGATCAAGAATTGTTGTTTTTAAAAATGATAAATCTAAAATGATATTTAAAAAAGACGGTGTGTTAATACATAAAGATTTATTACATAAAGAAAAATTTTATGATGGATAAATTTAATGAACTATTAAAATTAAGTAGTGAAAAAAACTACGAATTTCATTTTAAGATCTCGGAAGAAAAAGAAAATATTTTAAATGTCGATAAAGAAAAAAAAATAATTGATATTACAATTGGTGATCCAGATAATAAAAATTTACTGATTATTTTGGATGAGATTATTAGAACCTTATAATAATTCTTTTATTAAATCTTTACTAAAAGTTTCAGAATATTCTCCGTCACCCATTACTTGATCAATAATTCCCTTTTTCTTTTGTAGTATATTGTAAATTATTTTTTCAATGGTGTTTTCAAATACGGGGTAATAAACTAATACACTATTTTTTTGTCCGTATCTGTATGCACGATCTTCAGCTTGACTATGATGTGCGGGAACAAAAGATAAGTCATTCATAATAACAACCTCAGCAGCGGTTAAGGTTATACCAACACCTCCAGCGACTATATTTGATATGAATACTTTTATTTTATCTTCATTTTGAAATCTATCTACCGCATCTTGTCTTTTTTCTTTTGACATTCTACCATCAAGAACAACGGATTGTTTTTTATATTTTTCATGTAACATATCAAGCGTCATAGTGAAGTTGGTAAAAACAATTACTTTTTTACCTTGTTCTAAACATCTATCTATTAATTCACATGTATAAGGTATTTTTTCATATGATATTAATTGTCTAACTTTCATTAAACGATTTAATGTTACACTAATTGTATCGGTATCTTTATTTTCTTTACTTATTCTTGTAAACTCTTCTAATTCTTCATCGTACATTTTAGAATTTAGTTCTACAAATATTGGTGTAATAATTTTTTCAGGTAAATCAAGAATGTCGGTTTTCATTCTTCTTAAAACAATATTCTTTGTTCTCTCTCTTAGTTCATCCAAATTACTTGCACCACTTGTATTCCATACTTTTCTATTACCAACCCTAAATTGAAAACCCTTACAATATCTTTTAACATACATTTGCCAATTTAAAGTAAGTGGACTATCGACGATTTTAAGTAAATTAAAATAATTAATTGGTCTTGATGTCATAGGTGTTCCTGTCAATAACCAAACTTTTGAAATTTTATCTAAAACGTCATTTAGTAATCTTGTTCTATTTGCCGTTGTGTTGGAAATATAATGTGCCTCATCTACGATTGCCAAATCAAAACCTTCATTAACTAATAATTTATAATCATCACTATCTTCACTTTTGTCTGTACTGTGATAATTTTTTATTATATCATAATTTATAATATAAAAGTCAAAAGTAGAACCCCACTTACGACCCTCGACAATTAGTGATCTTCTATCTGTATAATTTTCAATTTCTCTTTTCCAATTTATTTTTAAAGATGCAGGACAAACAATTAGAACTTTTTTGGCACCACTTTCTAATGCGGCAATGACCGCGGAAGTTGTCTTTCCTAATCCCATATCATCCGCGAGAATAAACTTATCATTTGCTAATAGTTTTTCTATTGCCACTTTTTGGTGACTCATAGGTTCTCTATGTGAATATGGTGAATAATCAATAACTCTATTTAATTTTTTTTCGGTTTGAACTACTGCCGCTTTAGGTAACCAAAACGCAGAGTTTTGTTCAGATTCTAAAATCTTACCCCATATATGAAACGCCTTTTCAGTTTCACATAATAATTTTTCACACCATATTTCTTCAGGAACTTTTGGTAATAATTTTTCCTCTTGAATTTTTTCACCAAAACTTGAAACTATTTTAATGTGTTTTCTTGCAATTTTAGGGATCGTGTCTTTATATTTTAAAACATAATCAGATTGGGGTCTTGTTAGTTTAAAATTTTTTTGATCAATAAATTTTCTTTTCCACTCCAATAATTGGTTGTTGGAACCTTCGTAATTAGATAGTATTTCTCTTGCCTCTATTTCTGGTATCATATATATAATAAAATATAAATAATTAGAACTAAAGATTAAACTATTTATAGAGATATGGATAATAAACTACCAATCACACGTTTAAGTAAGTTTTTCTCACAAGACGATTTTGACATTAACATACAAATGGGTCAAGAATATCTTCATGGAGATCTTAACATGAAAGTTGTGTTATATAGGATTGATAGGTCAAACACCGATACTGATGCTGTTTATGCTGAAGCAGGTAAGGATGAAAAGAAATTTTTTCCTCCTGTTGAAATAAATGCGTTAGTGAAAATAGATGAACCTAAAAATTCATCATATAAAAACGGGTTAGTTAGATATAGTGAACCGGGTAATTTAATTCTATCTGTTTATATAAGACATTTAGAGGAATTAAAGGTTGATATAAGATATGGTGATTATATTGGATATGCAGATTCTGAAAACAAACTAAGGTTCTATACCGTAACAAATGATGGTAGAGTAACCTCAGACAATAAACACAAAATGTTTGGTTATAAACCACACTATAGAACAATAACTTGTGCTCCAACACAAGAAAACGAATTTAGAGGAGTTTAATCATGGGTATACCTAAAAGAAAAAATAACATTAATGTTTACGGTAAGAAAGAAAAAGTTAGAGGTCAAGATGTAATTGACAGAAGACAAGAACTTTTAGATAGGATTACAAAATCAGATTCTTATTTACCTGATTCAATACTTCATGATGATTTAGATGGAGGAATGTTAGATTTTGTTAAAAAGAATTTTAAAGTTGTTACAGACGGTGAAACAATACCAATAATTCCAAAAATTCTAACAATACAGAGATGGGGTGAGTTTTCAAATAATTGGGAGTTCTCGGATGAAGACGGTAATGTTAAAATACCTTTTATTGCAATTATAAGAAAACCTGATGTTCAACCAGGTACCAATCCCGTCACTCAAAGAACTATACCCGATAGAAGTACTTTTTATTATGCCTCAGTTCCAACTTGGAATGGAACACAAATGGGTGCGGATATATATAGAATCCCTCAACCGGTCGCAGTTGATTTGTCATTTGATATTACTATTGTATGTAATAAGTTTAGAGATCTAAATAAGTTTAATAAAATAGTATTACAAAAATTCTCATCAAGACAGGCGTACACATCAATTAAAGGTCATTATATACCTATTATTTTAGATAAAATTGAAGATAATACACCTATGGAGACTTTAGACGGTCGTAGATTTTATATACAAAACTATACGTTTACAATGTTAGGTATATTAATAGATTCAGAAGAATTTGAGGTTAAACCCGCAATTAGTAGATTCTTTTTATTGAACGAATTTTTGAAAAATGATAATGTTGGTAAAAAAATTGTAAAAAGAGGTTTATTTGAAACAAATACAATGACATTTACCGCCGATGGTCTACAAACTCAATTTAGTGTAGGTGAAACAATCGGTATATTATTTAATGTAACATTGAATGGTCTGTTACAAGAAAGAGATTCGGATTTTTTTCATATATCAAAAACATCTAAAATAACATTTGATAACCCACCTCCCGATGGTTCAACAATAATAATTTCATATTACAAAGGTAATAGTGAAACTCTTGTAGATGAATATGGAAAAATTTTCAATGTATCTACAGAGTACTTTACATTTACGGGTAATAAGGAATTAAACGTAAATAACTACGTTAGTGATGTCATTTCATTAGACATAAACGGTTTGACAGAAGAAGAAGGTACTGGTTATGAAATTTCAGGTGGAACAAAAATAACGTTATTATTTAATCCGGCTTTAAATTCAAGAATTGGTATCACATACCTACACTAATTATTCACCGTAGAGATCTTTCTTTTTAGGTTTACAGTTGTCTTCTATTAATTTCTCTAAAATTTTATGAATTTTTAGTCCTGATTTATCACAATATAGTTTCAACATTTCGTGATGCTTTTCACTGATTTTAACGTTTTTATATATCGTTTTATTTGACATAGATATAAAAAGATAGTTTTAGATAAATAAATATCTAAAATGAAAAAACCCCTGAAATCTTTGATAAAAACAAAGATATTTATAAGAAAACTAATAAAATATTTTAACCAAACATTAATCAATGGCAAATTCTAACAAAGTATTCGTTTCTCCAGGTGTTTACACCTCTGAGAAAGATTTAACATTCGTGGCACAAAGTGTTGGTGTAACAACTTTAGGTATGGCTGGTGAGACTTTAAAAGGTCCAGCTTTTGAACCGATATTAATCACCGATTTTGATGAGTTCAAGACTTTTTTTGGAAACACATCACCAGTTAAAGACGGTGCGGGTAATCCAAAATATGAATTACCTTATTTCGCAAAATCTTATTTACAAGAATCTAATCAATTATTTGTAACAAGAGTTCTTGGTCTTACAGGATATAAACCATATAACACTTTTGGTATTGTTACACTTGGTGGTGTAACATTAGGAAGTTTACTTACAGGTCAAACAGGTCTTAATATGTCAGGTAGTACCTTGGCAAATATGACAGGAAGTACAATTTATGGTGAACTTTCAGGTAAAACTGCATTTGACGGAACATCAATCACAAATTATATATTAACAAATTATAGTGGGTTTACTTCTGCTGATGACGGTAAATGGTTTGTAATCGGTCAAGTTCCTGCGTCAGGTGTAACAAGTTTTACTGGATCAAAGGAATTAAATTCACCATTAACAAACAAAACAAACTCAACTAATAATAACGAGAAAGAATGGTATAATGTATTTTATACACAAACAGGTGCAACCGATTCAACAATTGATGGTGTTTATGCATACTCTTTTATTTATAGTAGTGGGTCTTCAAGATTTGATGTCGTTAGATACAAATACAGTGCAAGTTTAAATACTGACTACGCTGATGTTGTTGTAGGTGCATTAAGATCAAGAGGTAGATACAGTGGTCAAACATTAATTCACGAAGTAACAGGTTCTACCGAGGTTGCAATGAGTGGTACAACTGTTTTAACAAATCCTTTATCTGACTTTGTTTTACAAATTACTGGTTACACAGGAGGTGCTAAACAATTCACTTGTAATTTTGACCAATCATCAACAAAGTATATTGCCAAAGTTTTAGGTGAACAAGTATTCGATAAAGATTATTCAGATTTTCCTTTATATATAAATGAAAATTATGGTAAATTCTTAAAGGCCGCTTATGAAAGAGGTTTAGTTAGAGGTATTGATACAACTTTAGTTTATAATTTAGATGGAAATGATTTCTTAGGAGAATGGGATACACCTTCATCACCTATGGTAGTTTCCGAAGTTCGTGGTGGTAAAGTGTCAGACCTTTTCCAAATCATGACAATTTCTGATGGTGACTCTGCAAACTTACAATATAAAATAATGATTCAAAACGTAAACTTGGAAACAGGTGAGTTTGATTTATTAGTTCGTGATTTTAATGATACAGACGATAACATTGTTGTATTAGAAAAATATTCAAGATGTTCAATGAATCCTGAATTACCTGGTTTCATAGGTAGAAAAATAGGTACAGTTGATGGTGAATATGAATTAAGATCAAAATTAATTATGGTATCACTTGCGGATGAATATCCTACAGATGCAATACCTTGTGGTTTCAAAGGATTTGGAGCTAACACAGATTTCGCATCTTCTACTCTTGGTACAGTAATGTACAAAACTGATTACTATGATGCCGGTGATATTGTTTTATATGATGCTGACGGTACACCTGTAATTGAAAGTGGTGACAAAGTTAGAAAGGTTAGTTTAGGTCTTTCATCACAAGTAGGTTTTGATTCTGATTTATTTAAATATAAAGGTGCAAGTGGTGATAATGAGACTTATGGTTTCCACTTATCTGTAAATGCTTCAGGTATCACAGGTAACACTCCATCTGGATATATGTATAAGACTACCCCTTATGATCTTGAAGGTCAGACTGGTACTGATAATAAATTAACCTCACTTGCTTTCCGTAAGTTTACTTTTGGTGTATTTGGTGGTAACGATGGATGGGA